CTAAACAAGATGTTGTCTATGGCACAAAAAACAGATAAAAATATTGATGTAGGAGGCAGGGCTCTTGACGGAAATGTTCTAATAAAAGAATTAGACGGCTTGATAGGGGCTATAAAAAATAATGCAGATAATGAGTACACAGCCTTCAAAGGTCTTTTTGGTAAGCTAAAGGATAATGGGAAAGTAGAGTTAAGTTCAGATGGAGCAGCTTTTGTAAAGCAACTAGAAGATTTTAGGATTTACTCAGCTTATTTGTCCGCAAGCCCTGATATAGGGGGAGCATTTCAAACAGGCTCAATAAGGGCTAAACTTTTAGATGTTACAAATTTTGGTGCAGGAGCAATACAACCTCTGCTTTCTAATAAAATGTTTGCTTCGATGTTTGCTGCGACGCCTTCCCCAGCTCAATTGAGAAGACAACAAGGAAGAAGACCGTATGAAAAAGCTCTTTACGCAGCGAGTTACGGATTGGTTAGATTACAAAATGCTTTAAATCTAACTATTAAAGATGGAAAAGTAGTAACAGAAGCCCCTGCAGGAGCTGAAACAATAGAAGAAGAAGTAAAACGTACCCAAAACTCAGGGTTGCTAAGTAGTAATGTTACCTCTCCTCCTGTTGTTGCCCCTGTAGCAAGTAACATTACACCACGACCCCCTGTTATTCCACCTATACCACGAGCACCTGTACCTCCTCAAACACAAAACAGGTTTGCCTCGTTGTTCCCTAATGATTCTTTAGGAAATGCAATATCACAACAACCCTCAGCTGGAATAATGGGATTAGTATAATGAAACAAGAATTAATTGAACAGTTACGAACAGAGTTAGAAGCTGATGAAGGTAGCAAGGGTAAAATTTATCTTGATCATTTAGGTCTACCAACTTTTGGAATTGGACATCTGGTTACTGAATGGGATCCAGAGTACAACTGGGAGGTAGGAACTTTAGTTACTAAAGTACGATGCAAAGAGGCATTTGAAAAGGATGTATCTTCTGTTTTAGCAGATTGCGTAAAGTTACATGATAACTTTAATGATTTACCTGATGAGGTACAATTGATATTAGCTAATATGATGTTTAACTTGGGTTATCCTAGATTATCTAAATTCAAGAAAATGCACGGAGCCATCAAAGAGTCTGATTGGTTAGAGGCTTCTTTGCAAATGGAAGATTCTAAGTGGTACAATCAAGTACCCAATAGGGCGGAGCGTTTGGTTGACCGAATGGCACAACAACAAACCTTTCCTCATGGGTAAAAGTCATGGATCCCTTAACCATATCAATAGCCGTAGGTGTTGCTAGTAAAGCATTTAGTGCCATTAAATCTGGTTTTGCAATGGGAAGAGACATAGAACAAATGTCTGGTGATATTGGTAGATGGATGGGGGCTGTGAGTGATGTAGATAATGCAGAAAAACAAGCCAAAAACCCTCCCCTGTTTGGTAAATTGTTTAATGCAGGTTCTATCGAAGAAGCAGCGATGGCTGCCTACGCTGGAAAAAAGAAACTTGAGGAACAAAGATATGAACTCAAGATGTTTCTGAATCTAACTCATGGTCCTCAAGCGTATGATGAACTTCTTGCTATGGAAGGACAGATAAGAAAACAAAGACAAGAAACCATATACAAGCAACAAAAGATGCGTCAGCAAGTTTTAGGCGTAATAGGTTGGATTGTCTTGTTTATTGTTATTATATTGTTATTTGCAACAGTCGCAGTTATTTGGAATAAAAGAGCTAATGCTAAAGATTACACGCGTCAGCAAAAAATACAAAAAGGTATAATTGTTCTTCCTACTATGACCACATGCCGATTAAAAAAGCGTAAAGTGTATAAAGATAAATTGGCTTGTATATATCAAGGAGCCCAAAAAACATTTACATTAGATTTTACAGACTTAGCAAATGGCTGTCCTCGTAAATACAAATGTGTGCTAGATCCAAATGGCAAAGAACCATCAATTGATTCTGTTATGGAGAGTTTAAGGAGTATTGCTAAATAATCCAATCACGATAGTTCTCAGCAAGAACCTGACTAGCTATATCTATTTTGTTTCTAAGAGCAATTAATATTTTATCATCAACCGTGTTTTCAGCGATAATATCAACATAGGTTACTTTACTTGTTTGACCGATTCTATGAGCTCTATCCTCGCTTTGTAACCGAACTTCTAAGTCATAGCTGTTGCTATAATATATGACGGTAGTGGCTTGTGTTAAAGTTAAACCATAACCTCCTGTTCTAGGTTGCCCTACAAAAAACTTTACAGGATTGTTAGGGTCTTGAAACTCCTTAACTACTCGTTGTCTTGAATCACTTGGTGTATCACCGTAGTAAGAACGAACACTCTCTTCACCATAAATAGAAGCTATCTTATCAGTTATGCTAATAATGTCATGTGTATAGTTTGCCCATATGATAACGCTCCCACCAACTTCGTCAAGCACAGAAACTAACTCTGGCATTTTATTAGTAGGGAAAGTTTTTAATGTTCCATCATCTAGCTTTACATGTCCCGAACAAACCTGTTGCAATCTAAGAAGTTGAGTAAGAACAGTTGTGGGAGTTACCGAACCATCTTCCATCATAGCTAATGCAAAAGTTTTTAAACTATCATACACTAAGCGTTGTTCTTTTGTTAATTCGACAACACGCTTTAGATAAACTTTACTTGGTAAATCCAAACAATCTTCTTTGCGTACCCTATAACTAAACTTTTCTAATATTTGGTTTAACTCATCTAAACGTCTATAACCTACAATTTGGTTAAAGCTATGAGCTCCAAGAACTCTACGTTTTATAATAGCATAATCATTCTGAAAGCTGTAAAAACTTTGGTGACCTAACAAATTATCATTCAAAAATTCACATTGGGTATATAAATCCATAGGACTTTTTGTAACTGGAGACCCTGTAAGTATTCTACGATATTTAGCTGACTTTCCTAATTTAACTATAGTCTTAGTGCGTTTAGCATCTTTACTTTTTATAGTTGTACTTTCATCTATGACCATCATACTTGGCACGGCTTGCAAAAACTTTTCAGCCATAGCACTACCTTTTTTGGTACTAAAGGCTTCGACATTCATAATGAATATTTTTAAGTTATCATTAGTTTGAAACAACTTTTTTTGTAAAGTTAACTGTTTTATACTTTGACTAGGGTTCCACAATACTGTGTCAGCTATAACATGGTCAGGCATATGTGTTGGCAGTTCGCCTTGCTCCCAGTTTCGGTATACGCCTTTTGGTGCGACAATTAAACACCCCTCAAGTTTTCCTTGGTCATAGAGTATACACATGTTGTCAATTAATACTTTTGACTTGCCTGTCCCCATGTCCATAAACAAAGCGTATTCTTCTTTATCCCAACTTTTTTTCAAAGCTGTGAGCTGATGTTCATAAGGTTGTAACTTAAATTTATATTTCATGATTTTACTTTCTACTTTCTACTTTGTATAATAGTAGCATTTTGCAATAGTTACACTATATTTTTTGTCTTCATTTTTCATACGAGGCGGACATAATAGTCGATATTAAGATATTGTATATTCTAATATCTGATAAACAACTTTGATAACATTTTGCATTTACTACTATATACAAAAGTGTATTATAAATTTGTGGTATAACCCACACATAGAAAGCCAACGGGAGAGAAAGCCGTGACAGTATACATTACTCAAGAAGTGCGTGGTCGCGATATTACAGAAGCTGCTGAATATGGTGATTTGCAAATACTAGTTCCTGCAAAGGAGCAGGTCGCTTTTAGTACACAACCAACAGTAAGACGTATTACTCGTGCCTTACGAAACTTTAATGATAAAGATTATTTACTTATGTCTGGAGACCCTGTGTGTATAGGTATAGCCTGTGCTATCGCAGCTTCTAATAATATGGGTAGGTTTAACTTATTAAAGTGGGATAGGTTAGAGGAAACGTATTACCCACTAAAAGTGGATATTTACCAAAAGGAGACAAAGCATGGACTTTGAAAAAGCGGCTAGTGAATTGACTGGCGTAGACGAAAAGGGTATTAGTTTAGTATCTTCATTGTGCAAACAACAAATAGTGCTTGAAGATAGAGTTAAAGACCTAAAAGCAGACCTAAAACAATCAGAAGCAGACTTACGAATACTATCCACCGATACTCTTCCAGCAGCGATGCAAGAGTATGGGGTTAACAAAATCTCCATGGATGATGGTAGTGAAATAATTATTTCTGATTTTATAAACGTATCTATAAAGGTAGACAACCGTGAAGATGCGTTTGCTTGGTTAGTAGAAAATGGTTTTGGAAGTTTAATTAAAAATCATGTGACTGCACAGTTTGGTAGAAACCAAGATAACCTAGCAAAAGACTTACTTGCAGAGTTGCAAGGAAAGGGTTTTACCACAACTAATAGAGTTTGGGTTGAACCACAAACGCTTAAATCCTGGGCGAAGGAGCAGTTAGGAAAAGGTAACAATTTACCTCACGACTGCATGGATATATATAATGGTGTAATAGCTAAAATTAGGAGAAAGTAACATGGCTAAAGAAGTTGTTGAAAAACAAAATACAGAACTACAATTAATGAGTTTTGAAGATGCGTCGGGTATGGGATTCAGTGAAGCAAGTACCGAAGATATGTCCATACCTTTTATAAGAATACTTGATAAAGGTTCACCACAAGTTAATAAACGTGACGGTGCTCATGTTGAAGGTGCTGAAGCTGGAAGCATATATAATACTGTTTCTAATGAAGCCTATGATGGTGAGAAAGGTGTGCTAGTTGTACCTTGTTACTTTAATCGTAGGTATATTGAGTGGAAGCCTCGTGATTTAGGTGGAGGATATATGGGGAGCTATTTACCTACCGACCCCATTGTAGCAACGACTAACAAAAACGATAAAAATGCAGACGTGTTACCTAATGGAAATACTTTAGTTAATACAGCACAACATTTTGTATTGTTAGTTGATCAGAAAGCTGAATCGTTTTCAAGAGCATTAATCACAATGTCTAGCACACAGTTAAAAAAGTCTAGAAGGTGGTTAACACAAATGAATGCTTTAACAGCTATGGGTAAAAGTGGTCCGTACACTCTACCCATGATGTCGCATAGTTACACTTTAGGAACTGTTCCAGAGCAAAATGATATGGGTTCTTGGTTTGGCTGGGTTATCAATAAGCACTTGACTATTGACCTCGGTAAATCCTTTGAACGACATTTGTTTGAAGCTGGAGTAGCTTTTGCACAGTCCGTACAAGCTGGGGAAGTGGAAGTTAAACAATCCAACCCCGAACAGTCTACTGTAAATAATGGAACAGAAGTAAAAGACGACGTTCCATTTTAATCAGGGGTGGGTGTTGATCTACCCACAACTGCGAGGGTCATAATTTACGCATTTATGAGTCTAACCGTTTCTAGCTTTTGCAAAGGCTGGCTATAGGGTTATGACCCTCATCTTATTTACAGGAGAAAGCATGAATATATCAGAACAATTTTTAAGTTTATTCACAGGAAACCAACGAGCACACGGTATTGTTGATCTGAGTGATGGCTTTAAAGGTCGCAAGAAAAAAGCCCTTTACAAAATAATGAAGTCGCCCCCTACAAAAGAGTTATGGGAAAAACATTTAGAAGGTGAGCAAGGTCTAGGTATTATACCCATAAGGGATGATAATACTTGTGTGTGGGGAGCAATTGATGTTGATAACTACGAAGTAGACCACAAGAAAATAGTAACCCGATTAGCTGAAGCCAAAATAATTGGTTGGGTAGGAAGAAGTAAATCAGGGGGTGCTCATATATATTTCTTTTTTAAAGAGCCTTTACAAGCAAGTTTTATACAAACGAAGCTAACCGAAATCGCAGCTGGACTAGGATTGGCGGACAGTGAAATATTTCCAAAACAAGCCGAAATACTTGTTGACAGAGGGGATACTGGAAATGCTTTAAATATGCCTTACTATAAAGGAGAATACAGCACTCGTAGCGTTTACGACTTTAAGTGTAATACTTTAACCCCTGAAACTTTTGTTAAGAAAGCTCAGAAGTATCGAATTAGCCTTTCAGAGTTTGAAGAATACCAAATAGTAAAAGTAGAAAACAAGGTACTTCCTGAGGGTCCACCTTGTTTACAACAGTTATGCAGTATTGGGTTTGCTGAAGGCTCACGAAACAATGCTTTGTTTAATCTAGGCGTTTACTCAAGAATGTTTGACCCTGATGGCTGGGAGTCGTTAGTGCAACGATATAATGTAGATTATGTAAGCCCTCCTTTGTCACACAACGAAGTGGGTACTGTCATTAAACAGTTGCAACGCAAAGATTATTTTTACAAATGTGACGACCAACCTATTAAACCTTATTGTAATAAAGATGTGTGCCTTACTCGTAAGCATGGTGTAGGTCCATCAGGTGTACAAAATGACATGTCGGCTTTAACTAAAATAGATGGTGACCCACCTATATGGATTCTTAATGTAGATGGTAGCCGTGTGGAATTAAGTACGGATGGATTGATAAGTCAAACACGCTTTCAAAGAGATTGTGTGTCACAGATTAATAAACTCCCTGCTACTGTTAATCAAAGAGCGTGGCAGACTAGAATACAAATGTTATTGGACAATCTAACCATTGTGGAAGTACCACCTGATGCTACCTTAAAAGGTGAGTTTGAAGACTTACTCCATTCTTTTTGTAGCGAAAGAGCTAAAGGTGCTGAGCGTGAAGATATTTTACAAGGTGTAGCCGTCTGGCTTGAGCAACGAGTATTCTTTCAAGTCAAGGATATTAAAAAGCATCTGTCTGTAAATGATTTTAACCATTACTCTTCTAGTAGAATAACTTTACGATTACAAAATCAACACGCTGAAAAAATGTTTTGGAGGGTAAAAGGCAAAGGCGTTCATGTTTGGTCTTTGCCACAGGATTATTTTCAAGGGGATGAGGAAACATTAGATCTACCCGATCTGCCACAAGAAAGGAATGTAATATGACGTATAGCTTTTATGACAAATACTACCACTCTATAACAAAATGGCACGAAGAACGAAACCTTATAGATGGAAGCACTGATAAAGATCAAGTATTGAAGTTAATGCAAGAAGTGGGTGAATTGTCTGACTCTGTGTGCAAGGGCAAAGATATAAAAGATGACATAGGGGATATATTAGTTGTTCTAATTAATATATGTTTAAGAAACGACACTAACTTTCCAGATTGCATGGAAGTTGCGTATAACGAAATTAAAGATAGAAAAGGCACAATGAAAGAGGGGGTATTCATTAAATGTTAAAAGCTGATGGATTGGATAAAGCTATATTGGGAGTAGGCATTAGATGCGGTCAAGAAGACATATTAGTATATAGCTATGGTAAGTGTGTTGAGATATTTATGAAGAAGGATAAAATGTCTCACGAAGAGGCTATAGACTGGATGGAATATAATGTGGTTGGAGCATGGGTTGGCGATCATACTCCTATATTCGTTCGTCAAATAGAAGAAGATGAGTTAATGTTGCTATGAAAATTGTAGTTGGTCCTCCAGGAACAGGAAAAACGACCAAACTATTAAACCTTGTTGAGTCATATATAGCTTCAGGGGTGTCTCCCGACCGAATAGGATACTTTGCATTTACAAGAAGAGCAGCGACAGAAGCTATAGAAAGAGCATGTATAAAGTTTAAACTAACAAAGAGAGATTTACCTTTTTTCCGTACTCTCCACAGTTTAGCTTTTATGCAGATAGGTATAAATCATACACAAATAATGACTCAATCTAAATATAAAGATGTTTCTGATTGGTTAAAAATAGGAAACTTTTTTGGTTCTAATGATAGTCAAGAGCAAGGTCCATTTAAAGACTTTGGTTATGGCGATAAGTTTTTAGAAATTATTAACATTGCTAGGATTATGCAACAGCCTTTGCGTCAAGTTTACAATTTATCTAACGTACCACTTAAAACAGATTGGGCGAGGGTGGACTATGTAAACAGAGGGTTATTAAGATGGAAAGAAGTAAACGAGCTATTTGATTATACTGATATGCTTGAAACCTTTTGTGCAAGAAAGTTAGCTCCGAAACTTGAAGTGGTTTTTATTGATGAAGCCCAAGACTTGTCACCTATCCAATGGCAAATGGTTCACCTATTAGAAAAAAATTGTAAAGAGATTTATGTGGCAGGAGATGATGACCAAGCCATATTTAGATATGCAGGAGCTGATGTAGATTACTTTATAAATCTAGGAGGTGATGTTACAATACTAAATCAAAGTTATAGGATTCCCTCTACTCATCATGAGTTAAGTCAAAAAGTTATTGAACGAGTGGTTGGTCGTAGACCAAAACAGTTTAATCCAAGAGATGATATAGGAAGTATTCAGTGGCATAGACACAGTGAAGAGGTGGATCTTTCAGAGCAGGATTGGTTATTACTAAGCCGAACAACACGAGGGGCTAGACAAATAGAAGAAGAAGTTCGTAGGCGTGGTCATTTATATACTTATAATGGAAGTAAATCTATAGATGGTAAGATGCTTGATGCTGTTCGGTATTGGGAAAACTTACGGCAAGGTCACCGATTGACTGGAGACCAAGTAAGGATAGTCTATAAGCAAATGGTACTAGGCGAGCAAGTGGAGTATGGTCACAAAACCTTACCGAAAGGTGTTGACGGTGATTATTATACATTACAAGATCTACAAGACTTTCATGGTTTACTGCACAGTCTACCTTGGGATCTAGGTCTGGGTAAAATACCAGAGAATGATCGTAGATATATAAAAGCCTGTTTAAGAAAAGGTGAATCATTAACAACGGAGCCACGCATACGGATCTCCACTATACATTCTGCTAAAGGAGCTCAAGCAACAAATGTAATGATGCTTACTGATACTATGCGAAGAACATATTCTATGTGGCGAAAGTTTGAAAACGAACATTATGATGAAGCAAGGGTCTTTTATGTGGGGCTTACAAGAGCGTTGTCCAACCTCCACCTAATTCATCCTATGTATTCAAGGGGATACCAAATCCCAGCCTAAGTGGTCCAAACGAGTAAGTTACACTATACTTCCACAGCCCATTACTTAATATATAAACATAACGTAAACAAACCATAGAGAGGCTTATATGGAACAACTACAACAATACGCTACTAAGGATTTACTTATCAAGATAAATACTAAGGCTTACAGACGTAAATCCAATCGACAGTTAGACCCTAAATGGTTAAGTAATATACCAGATAAATTGTCTGACTTAGGGGGTGCTGACTTTGCACACTTGCAAGGTCATGTACGATATCCCCTTGTACAAGCGTTTTTACACAATGATGTAGAAATGCGTTGTGCTTTTGCCACCCCCGAGGGTGACCACTTCTATATAGATGTATCCTTTGCAGAGTACAAATCGTTACCTACAGTGGATTTATCTGATGCTAATGCCAACAACCAACTCTCATAGAAAGGAGATATATCATGGCACACGAAGTAGAAACTATGGCTTATGCAGGACAAGTTCCTTGGCATGGGTTAGGTAATAAAGTTGAGGGCGACCTTACC